GATAGTGAACAATTTATGTTGATCGAGGATTTATATAAACAAGTTGAAAAATTACAAAACACACAAGAAATGAATATGACTAATAAAGTTAATATTGAGTTCTTACAAAAACAAATGGAAAAAGCATTAATAGATATTGAAAAATTAAAAGACTCTAATAGAGAAATTAAATATACTAATGGTAATGGAGATTGGCCAAAATGATAGAAGCAGTAGTATCAACAGTTGTAGCGCTTTGTATGTTTGTAGGTGGAGTTTTAACAGAACATAGAATACAGCAATCAATGTCAGATTGTCTCAAAGGTAAAAGACTTGCAGAACGTGATAAAAGTAGTAATATCCAATATATGTGTGGTAAAGTTGAAGCAGAACTTGAAAAAAACATTGATGGCTCTTTGGCTATTAAAAAGATAATAGAACCTAAATGACGGAACACAACCAACAAATAGATTTTATATTATCAGCAAATAAGCAAAAGAGATTTGAGAATAAAAATAAAGGTGATGCTGATCTTGAAAAAAGAATAGAAACTTTAGAAAAAGAAACTGACACACTTAAAACTTGTATTGATCTTAAAGATGTAGAGATACAAAGATTAAATGCAGAAATAAAAAAATTAAAAGAGGAAGCACAGGATATGCTTTTATATCCGTAATTATGACAAAGGATTTATATATGATTAATTGGTTTTACAGTTTCCTCGTAAGAGTTTCATACAGATTAATATTTTGGGCATCAGAAAAAAAATCTAGACGAAAGCATAAAAAATGAAATTTGTGTTGGTTTGGCAATTATGCTCTTTATTGGGTAATACTTGCATTCCACCATACACAGATAGAGTTGAATACAAAACATACGTTGATTGTGCCATAGGTGGTGCAGAAAAAGTTATAGAAGTTGCAGAAAAAGATAAAAAAACATTTGACGAACAAAGATTAATGGTCAGATATTGGTGTAATGAAGATAACGCTGACAAACCCGCAACATAAAGTTTCATCAAGTAATAAAAGATTTAGAGTTTTAGTATCAGGTCGTAGATTTGGTAAAACATATTTATGTATTACTGAAATGATGAAGTACGCATCTCAGGTAAAAAAAAATATATGGTATGTTGCACCAACATTTAAAATGGCTAGAGAAATTGTATGGTCTAAATTAAAAGAAATGCTTTATGATTTTAACTGGGTTCAAACAGTTAATGAGTCAAATTTACAAATAACAATTAAAAATTCTGGTAGCAAAATATCATTAAAAGGTTGTGAAAATTATGACTCACTTAGAGGAACAGGTTTAGATTTTTTAATATTAGATGAGTTTGCAGATATTGATGAAAAAGCATGGACAGAAGTTCTAAGAGCATCTGTTGCAGATACCCAAGGTGATGTACTTATGTGTGGTTCGCCTAAAGGTTTTGGTAATTGGGCTTATCGTATGTATTTAAAAGGCAAAGAAGATATAGAATGGGATAGTTTTCAATTTACTACTTTACAAGGTGGAATGGTATCAAAAGAAGAAATAGAACAAGCAAAACAAGACATAGACATTAGAACATTTAGACAAGAATTTGAAGGAACTTTTGAGAATTATGCTGGTGCTGTTTATTATAACTTTCATGCTATTGAAAATGTTAAAGAAAAAAAGATTGATTGGTCAAAACCATTACACATTGGGCTTGATTTTAACGTAGACCCTATGAGTGCATCTGTTGCTCAAATAGATAAAGATAAAATACATTTTGTTGACGAGATAGTAATTTATTCAAGTAATACTGACGAAATGGTAGAAGAAATTAGAAATAGATATGGTTCAAAACAAAAAATATTTGTTTATCCAGACCCAGCTTGTAGGCAAAGAAAAACATCTGCTGGTGGTAGAACAGATTTAACCATACTTCAAAACGCTGGTTTTAATGTAAAATGTAAATTAAAACATAGTCCAATTAGAGATCGTATCAATGCAGTTAACTCAAGACTTAAATCTGCTGACGGAAAGCGTTATATTTATGTTAGTCCTACTTGCAAAATTATGATAAAAGGATTACAAAGGCAGATATACAAAGAAAATACAAATATTCCTGATAAGGAAGAAGGCTTTGACCATATGAATGACTCAATAGGATATTTAGTTGAAATAGTAAAACCACTAATAGCTCAAACACTTCCTTACAAACCAAGTAGATGGACTCATAAATAATGGCATACTCTAGGGACGATATTTTAGATACACATAAAGATTACAAAGAAACTGTAAATCTATGGGAATATTATATTCGTAGTTTTAATGGTGGTTACGACTATATGGTTGGTCAATATTTAAACAGATACAATCTAGAATTAGACAACGAATTTAACCAAAGACTTGCTAATACTCCTTGTGATAATCATTGTAAAAATATTATTCAAATTTATTCATCATTTTTATTTAGAGTAAAAGCTAGTAGAGATTTTGGTGCTATGGCTGATGAACCAAGCCTTGATAACTTTTTAAAAGATACAGACTTAGAGGGAAATAGTTTTAATTCTGTAATGAAACAAGCACAAATATATTCATCTATTTATGGTCATTGTTTTTTAATATTAGATAAACCAAAAGTTACAACAAACACAAGAGCAGAAGAATTAGAACAAGACATCAGACCTTATCTATCAATAATCACACCAGAAAATGTTTTAGATTGGAATTTTAAACGAGAGATCAACGGAAAATATAGTTTAGATTATTTAAAAGTTAGAGAAGAAGTTGATCGTAATGGTGGAACTTACATGAGGCTTTGGTACCCAGATAGAATTGATACAGTTTATATGGAAGACGAAAGAACAGAGCCTAGAATAATAGATACTGCCGATAATCTGATTGGCAAAATTCCAGCAGTAATTTTATACAATGCAAAGTCACATAAACGAGGCATTGGTCAATCAGACTTAGTTGATATTGCTGATTTACAAAAATCTATTTATAACGAATATTCCGAGATAGAACAATTAATAAGATTAACTAACCACCCGTCATTAGTAAAAACTCCAAGCGTTAATGCAAGTGCTGGCGCTGGCGCAGTTATTGAAATGCCAGATGAAATGGAACCAAATTTAAAACCTTATTTATTACAACCAAGTGGTCAAAATTTAGTAGCATTAATGGACTCAATTAGACACAAAGTTGATGCAATTAACAGAATAGCACATACAGGTGCGGTAAGAACTACTAAACAACAAGTATCATCTGGAATAGCTTTACAAACAGAATTTGAATTATTAAATGCAAGACTTTCAGAAAAAGCTGACAACCTACAAATAGCAGAAGAACAATTATTTAGAATATACGCTTTATTTCAAAATGCTACATTTGATGGAGAAATAAATTACCCAGATACATTTAACATTAGAGATTATGCGGCTGATCTAATTTATTTTCAACAAGCAAAAGCTATGAACTTAGACTCACCAACATTCGCTAAAGAAGTTGATAAAGAAATAGCAAGAGCAGTTGTTGATGATGATGAAAAATTAAATATGATATTTGATGAAATAGAACAGCAAAAAGAATTAGGTCAATTTACGCAAGAAGAAACACAAGAACCAGACCAAGAAGTAGAAGAAGAACAAGTTTAATGAATGGCCAATATAATAGAAGATTTTGCAAATTACAGAATTAGGCAAATAGAACTAGCTGAAGCGGACTACTACGAACAATTAATAAAAACACTAGACAAAATTGAAAGAGATGTAGTTGATCTTGTAAATAAAAATATACCACTAGATAATCAACAAAGATTATTTGAATTAAAATCTGCAATAGCTGTTCAACCTTTAATTAGACAAACCTTAGAAAAAGAATATTTATCTTGGTCAGATAGAGTTGTAAGAGAGGGATTTACAAAACAAGCAAAAAGAATTGAAAAGGCTTTTAAAACTATTGGTAATATACCTGTCGAGTTTCAACAACTTACTGATTCTGATTTAATATTAATTCAAAATTTAAAAAGACAATCATTTTCACAATTTAAAGATATATCAAATACATTTACAAGAAATCTATCTCAAAAAGTGTACCAATATACACTTATAAATGCTGACCCTGTTGATTTAGAAAAAGAATTAAGACAAACAATAAATGGTATTTATGCTAGTGCAGATGATAGAGAAATTAATGCTTTGGTACAAAAAATCAAAGCAAATGAAATAAGATTAAGAAAACTTGATAGAAGAACAAGTTTTGCTAGAGAATTAAGGCGAAAATTAGACATAGATATTCAAACCTTGCAATCTAAATATGCAAGTGATAGAGCTGGTGAAAACATGAAGCGTTATGCTGGTCAATTACTAAATGATACTTTAAGGCAGTTTGATGCACAACTTAATTTAGCAAAAAGTAAAGATGCTGGTTTAACTTATGTAAAATATTTTGGTAGCATAATTCCAACTACCAGAAGACATTGTTCACTTATGAGGGCTGGTACTTATGATAAACGCCCAAGTGGACTATTTACGATTGATGAAGTCAAAAGATTATGGCGAAGTAAAAGTTGGTCTGGAAAACAATCAGGCGACCCGCTTATAGTTCGTGGTGGTTATAATTGTCGACATCAATGGAGTTTTGTCAATCCAGATTGGTATGACAAGACGGGCAATTTAATAATTGAATAAGGAGTAATATGTCGGAAGAAAACAAGGTTGTTGAACCTCAAAATCAACAAGAAGAAACTAAAGCACCAGAAGTAGAAAAAGCTAAAGAAATGGTGTTTACACAAGCACAACTTGATAACATTATAAAATCAAGATTAGATGCTGAACAAAAAAAACATCAAAGACAATTAGATGAAGTTAAAAAACAAGAAGAAGATGCTTTAAAAGAAAAACAACTTCAAGAAGCTAAAACAAAACAAGATTTAGAAAAATTAATGCAAGAACGATTAGCAGAAAAAGAAGCAGAAATTTCTAAATATAAAAATGAAATTAAAAAGGAAAGAGTAGATAATTCAATACTTTCTGTAGCTTCTAGAAATAAAGCTATATCGCCAAATCAAGTTGTTGCTCTTTTAAAAGAGAACGTAAGATTAACTGATGATAATAGAGTTGAGGTACTTGATAATAATAAAAATATTAGATATAACTCAAAAGGCGAACTCTTATCAGTTGAAGAACAGGTAAAAGAGTTTTTAGACGCAAACCCACATTTCCGTCAAGGGTCATTGTCTGGTTCAGGAAGCCAGAGTGCTGTCGAGGGTAAAACTGTAAAACCTTTTAACATTCAGGACTTGGATTTATCGAAACCAGAAGATCGTGCTAAATATTCAGAGTATCGAAAAAAGCGTGATGCTGGTGCGATAGAAATAAATTTAAACAAATAAACTTAATAGGATAATAAAATGGCTAACGAAACAACAAGTTCAACGCTCTCGGAATTATACACAGAGATCGTTGCAGAAGCTCAATTCGTTGCAACTGAACAATCTATCATGAGAAATCTTGTTAGAAATTATGCTATCACAGGTGGCGGTAAAGTGGTTGAAGTACCAATTTATTCAGCAGTATCTGCGGCAGCAGTTTCAGAAGCAACTGATTTATCAAACACAGCAATAGACCCATCTTCAGTTTCTATAACTGCATCAGAAGTTGGAATAATGACTACATTAACAGACCTTGGAAGAAATTCAGCTCCAAGAAATGTTGCGGCAGACATTGGAAGACTTTTTGGTGAAGCGATTGCTAAAAAACAAGACCAAGACCTTATCGGATTATTTGATAGTTTCTCGGTTACTTTAGGTGATGGTACAACTGCGATCAGTGCGGCATCAATATTTAATGTTGCTTCTACTTTAAGAGCAAACGCATTAAATCTAAATGATTGTGCTGTGGTGTTACACCCTAAAATTGCTTACGACTTAAAAGCAAATTTAACAAACACATTTGCTAATCCAAATGCTGGGGATCTTCAAAATGAAGCTATGAGAAGTGGCTTTGTTGGAAGTCTTGCTGGATTAAGAGTATTTGAAACTTCAAATATGTCTAATACAGGAACAGCTGGTGATTACAAAGGTGCGGCAATGCATAGAGATGCTTTAGCTTTAGCAGAAATGCAAGGGCTAAAAATTGAAACTCAAAGAGATGCTTCTCTAAGAGCAGATGAAATTGTTGCAACAGCAGTATACGGAGTTGGTGAAATACATGACTCTTATGGTGTTGAAATGCACTTTGACTCATCAATTCAATAATAATTGATTTACTTGTGGGGAGAAATCCCCACAGGTTTAAAGGAGTAAAATGATAAAATTAAAAGCACAAAATGAAATTTTAATAAAATTACAAAAAGGCAATAAAATCATTGAAAGACCATTAGTTAATTACACAGCAAATAAAAAAGTTTGGGAATTTAGAGGTTTTAAACCAGTTCAAGATGTAGTAAAAGATGAAAAGGTTGTTCAATTAAAACCTAAAAGAAGAAAAACAAGGAAGAAAAAAGATGAACCAATTAATACTGATGAAAGCTAGAAAATGGTCAAAATGGGTGTGGAGAAAAGCATATAATAACCCAATGTATTCAATACCATTATTATTAATTATTGCTTATTTAGTTTGGAAGTAATTTATGGCTAATTATACAGGTGCAGATGTAATAACAGCAAGTGATGTAACTAAATATCAACCAGACGCGTTTGGTTTTGGTATTGCTTCAACTGATACAGAAGCAGTTAATTTCTTTGCACAAACTACAAATGATATTTTAAGACAGTTAAGAATAGAATGGTGGCCTGTATATAAACAAAATATATTTACAGATATTACAGTTTTAAATACTGCTGAAATGGTAAATACAAAAGTTAATCTAGATCAATTTGAAAGAGCAGGTGTTTATTTATTTATCGGAAGATTTTTAGCACCAGCATTATCAAAGTTTAGACCAGAAGCAGATAAAGATAGATTTGAAAGAATGGCAGAATATTACATGTCAGAATATAACAAAGAATGGAAATCAATACTTGAAGATGGTGTTGAATATGATGTTGACGCATCTGGAACTATTGTTGCCAACGAAAGAGAACCACTACACGGATTTAGAAGATTAACTAGATAATGGCATTAGATTTAAAAATCAAAACTAATGTTAAAAATGTTCAAGCTAGATATATAAAATTTGCAAGTAAATTTCCTCGTTTATTACAAAAGGGATTAGAACAAGCTGGTGTTCAATTAAAAGAAGCAATTTTATATAAAACAGATAGGGGAATAGATGTTAATAGAAATAACTTTCAAGCCTATTCACCAGAATATGCAAGTGCTAAAGGTAAATCTAGAGTAGACTTACAAGACACAAATAGAATGTTACAATCTATTGACTCAAGAGTAGTTAGTAGTAATAAAGTTCAATTATATTTTAGAAGTGGTAGAGAAGCCATGAAGGCATATTGGCATCAAACAGGCGCTGGTAATTTACCTGTAAGAAGATTTTTTGGCTATGATAAAAAATTAGAAAATGTTATACAACGACAGTTTGCAAATTATGTAAAAAAAGAAATTAGAAGATTAGGACTATGAGTGTAAGAGAAAATATAGCATCAAATATAGTTACAGTAATTGACGCAATATCTAGCCCAGATGTAAAAAAAGTTTCTAGACAACCTTTTCCGTTAGATGAACTTTCACAACAACAATATCCAGCTGTATTAGTTCAAACGATTGAAGAAACCAAAGAAGACTCAGAATTAGGTAGTAGTGCAAAAACAAGAATAAATATTTTAGAATTTGGTATTACAGGATATGTAAAAACTAACGAAGACAATATAGATACTGCTAGAAATAATTTAGCAAGTGCTATTGAAACAGCTTTAGAAAGTGATATTACTCGTTCTGGAAACGCATTAGATACAGAAGTTATATCTATTGAAACTGATGCTGGTACATTATTTCCTTATGGTGCAATTTTAATGACTGTAAGAGTAATGTATGAACATCAATCAGCAACACCATAGGAGAAAACATGGCAGATAAATCACTAGATAAATTAGAAATTAAAATAGAAAAGTTAGAAGAATTAGCAGATAAAATTTCAATGATATGTCAACAATCAAGAGAACTTGTAGAAAAACACAGAGAATATGACGATGGTATGGAAGATGATTTTGATGATGATGTAGATCAATACGAAGATGATATTGACGAAGAAGAAGATAAG